AGGGTGGCGAGGATGCGTGGACCAGGTTCCAAGGCGCCAGTGCCGCGATCGGCCACTTCATCCGCTTGGTCCACGACGGTCGCATGACCGGCGATGAAGGCTGGGAAGCCATCTGCCAGTACAACGCCGCGATGCTGCGGCCAGCGTGGCCGCTGGAGCGCCTGAAGGCCGAAGCCGACCGCCTATGGCGCCTCCACGAGGACCGCCACGGGCCCGCCCTGGAGCGCCTCGAACGGCCGGTTCCGACGACCCTGCCGACGTACTCGCTGGGCGCGCTGCTCGATGACCCCAGCCCCATGCCGGACGATCTCATCGCGCCACGGCTGCTGACCCCCGGCGGCATGCTCGTGCTGGGAGGCGCGCCGAAGGTCGGCAAGAGCGACTTCCTGATCAACCTGCTGGCTCATGCCGCCGCAGGCATTCCGTTCCTGCAGTTCGCGCCGCTGCGGCCACTGCGCGTGTTCTACCTGCAAGCCGAGATCCAGTACCACTATCTTCGCGAGCGCCTGCGCAATCTCCGCATGGACCCGGAAGTCCTCGTCCGCGCCCGCGACACGCTGGTCGCCACGCCCAAGCTTCGGTTGCTGCTCGACGAGCAGGGCGTGTCGCTGGTCGCTGCAGCCATCCGGTGCGCCTTCCCCGAGACGCCGCCCGACATCATCTGCATCGACCCGCTGCGTAACCTATTTGACGGCGGCCCCGGCGGCGAGGGCGAGAACGACAACACGGCGATGCTGTTCTTCCTGCAGGACCGCGTCGAAGTCTTGCGCGACATGGCGGCGCCAGAGGCAGGGGTGATCCTCTGCCACCACACCAAGAAGCTGGCCAAGAAGCAGGTGGCCGAGGATCCCTTCCAGGCCCTCTCTGGCGCCAGCTCGCTGCGCGGCTTCTATACCTCGGGCCTCGTCATGTTCCGGCCGGACGAGGAGAAGTCCGAGCGGCTCCTGCATGTCGAGCTGCGCAACGGCCGCGGTATCGAGCCGATGCTGATCGACAAGGTTGGCGGCCGATGGATCGAACTCGACCGGCGTGGCGAGCGCCTGGTGCGCAAGGAGGTCGGCGCGAAGCTCGACGCCGAACGGCTGCGCAAGCACGACCTGATCCTCGGCATCCTGCTCGATGAGGCAGCAGAGGAGCGCATCTACTCAACGATGCAGTTCGCCGAGAAGTTCGAGAACAAGGGTGGGCTCGGCAGCAAGCACACGATCCGCGAGCGCCTCAGCGTTCTCGCCACGAAAGGTTTCGTGAAGTTCCTGCGGAACGGGGTGGAGTTTGGTCACCAGATCGTCCGCTCCCGGTTTGGCTATCTCTGCGTCGAGGGCATGACGTTCGGGCCGGCCGCCGAGAGCGTCGATGCCGCGACCGGAGAGGTCACCACGACCACCCGGCGGGTCCTCCCCAGTCACTTCAAATGTGCCCAGTCGGGGCTCTGTCTCGAGGTCGAGAACCCCGAGGTCTGGGTCTACCCGGAAGGGGTTTTGGACGACCTCACTCCTAGGAGTGAGGCCTAACTCCTCACTCCTCCATGAAGGTGAATGTAATGAAATCAATGGGTTATGCGATCGGAGGAGTTAGGTGCCCAACTCCTCCCGAACTCCTCCGAACTCCTCTTTTATTCAGTTGGATCAATGAGTTAGTTGAAGAAGAGGAGTTAGGTGCTTTATGGCCCATACTACGTATGGGGAGGCCAACCGACAGGTTTGGCCACTCTCCCCATACGTTGCCGCCGGGTTTTTCGCCGCGCCCAGTCTCCAATGACATCGGCCGGCGGCGGGGCGGGCAGCCATGACCCGGCACCGGAGGGTCGTCCATTCGATCAACTTCGGCATCATCCCCTGGGTGGACACGGTGCTGATGCTGGAAGGGCAGCGCTTCGTCGTCGTCGGCAGCATGCTGCATCGACGCGAGGACGGGGAACTCGTTCCGCTCATCCGCTGGCGCAGCCATTGCCCGACCTGCGGCGAGGTCTTCGAGTGCGCGACATCGCTCAAGGCGAAATACCCAAACCGCCGTTGTGAGAAACACCACCGCCCCGGGATGGCGGTGACCGAGAGCGGGAGAATCCGCAGACGACTTTATCGCGCCGCCAACAGAACTCGAAGTTCGACTGGATGAGCCGGACGACGACGGAGAGCTCCGCCAAGAACCGCTCCGCCGCCGCCCTGACCACGACCACCCCCTCGACGGAGATCATCATGGCTGAGACGACTGTGACCCCTCATGCCGGCGGCGCAAGACCGCTGTCGGCCGCACTACGCCCCGGTGGCGCCCTCCTGGCGCTGGACCTCGGCACCAAGACCGGCTTCGCGCTCCGCGACGCCGACGGCGCCATCACCAGCGGCACGGCGGAGTTCCGGCTCGACCGCTGGCAGAGCGGTGGCATGCGGTTCCTGCGCTTCAAGTACTGGCTGACCGAGATCAAGCACCAGGCCGGCGGCGTTGACCTTGTGGTCTACGAGCAGGTCCGCCGGCATGCCGGGGTCGACGCGGCACACGCTTTTGGCGGCTGGCTCGCGATCCTGACGGCGTGGTGCGATCACCACGGCATCGCCTACCAGGGCGTGCCCGTCGGCACGATCAAGCGGCACATCACCGGCAAGGGCAACGCCGACAAGGCCGCCGTCATCGCCGCGGTTCGGGCCCGCGGCTTCAAGCCGGTCGACGACAACGAGGCCGACGCGCTGGCCATCCTGCTGTGGGCCACAGAGACGCAGGGAGTCGTGCGATGAGTACCGACGGCATCCTGAAGCACGCCGCCGATGTCCTGGCGGAGCGCAGTAAGACCTACGGTGCGCCGGACAAGGCGATGGCTGCCATCGCGGCGCGCTGGTCGCTCACGCTGGGCCACCCGGTCACACCGGCTGAGGTCGTGCTCTGCATGATCGACCTCAAGCTGACGCGCCTGGCGCGCGATCCCAGGCACCAGGACTCGATCCTCGATATCGCGGGCTACGCCGCCGTGCTGCACGAGGTGACGAAATGAAATGGGTGCCGCGCGGCTACGGCGGCGAGCGCAGGCCGCCCGAGCACATCAAGCGCGAAGGCTGGCAGGCCCAGCGTGTGTTGGTGATCGAAGCCGACGACGAGCGGCTGACCTGGCCGGAGCGCGAACTGGTCCGCCAGCTGGGCGAGAAGCTGTACGGCGACCAGCGCAAGCGACAGGAGACGCGCCATGAATGACTGGACGCCGGAGATGGTGGAGGAGCGGCTGATCGAGGCAGCGTCAGTGCTGCGGCGGCTCCCCGCGGAGCGCGGGCAGGGCTACTTCAGCACATGGCCACAGATGTTCGTGGAGTTCAGCGATCTCGTGGGCCAGACGCCGGAGCCGATGCGCCCGCCGCCGCCGTCGGCTGCCGCGATCAGCCGGATGGAGGCGACGCTCGGCTGGATGCCTTGGCTCGAGCCGATCGATGCGAAGATCGTGTGGCTACGGGCCAGCGGTACGCGCTGGAAAGAAATCTGCTGGGAAGTTGGCCTCGCACGCGCTGCGGCCCACGAACACTGGCTCTACGCGCTTTGCGTCATCGCGTGGCGACTGAATGGCCGTACCGCACCGAAGGGCGTGGGGCGCAGGGAACTGATTGGCCGCCTCAGAGCCGTCAGGGGGAGGCAGATATAGCCCCTGTGGTCCGTCGCGGGTCTTGGATGGACGACGAAAGCCTGCGGCCACTCTATCAACGCGGCCGCCGGCCGGCGTCGAATATTACTGAAGGAGAATGCGATGACCGGTGCTTGGGGACACCGGCCATCGCTACTCGGGAGCCTCGGGGTGGGTTTGGGACGAGGCTCTTAGTATGTCGAAACTGGGTGGGTGTGTTCGACCGGAGTCGGTTACCAGCCTGCCTGTTGACGCTCAACAGGATTCGAAGCCGGGCGGCCTTTTCATGCCGCCCCAAGTTTTGCTAAGCGGCGATCTCGGCGAGTTCCCTGATTGCGGACACCTTTTGCTCAGACAGATCCACCTGACCTGCTGGATTTTCTGTCCTGCTCGTCACAGGCGCGCGTGGCGGGGACGCTCGGCTGGATGCCCTGGCTCGAGCCGATCGACGCAAAGATCTCTTGGCTGCGGGCCAGCGGGAGGCGGTGGAAAGAAATCTGCTGG